AACAATCACTATACGAGCACTAGCTTATACCAGGATGGATTAAAATAGTGATTATCAAAAATTTGTATGGAACCTTTAAGGACTGCAGGTCAAGTTTTTGATGCCGTAAGGAAAAACCCTGCTCTTACAAAATTTATCCCTCTTGCTGGTGACCTTTATCAAGGATATGTAGAGCTCACCAATCCAACAGAACCTCGTTTAGGTCAAAGAGTATTGAACGCAGCCGTTGTTGGGGGAGGAGGCGCGTTAGCTTCTGCTGGTACAGCAGGAATCGATCAGTATTTAGCTATTCCAGATATTATCGGCACCGTTGGAGAAGGAGTAGGTGCTGACCCTAATCCTGATTACGACAGGGCAGCTGCACTTAATATCGAGCATTATCTTCGTGAAGCAGCTTATAAACTTGGTGGAATGGGAGAAGCGGCAGGGCTTCCTTACTTAACAGGCACGATCCCCGAGGAAGACGCCAAGCTAGAAGCTTTACGTAAAAAATATAATTACGGTCCAGGGGCCACGGGTGTTAACGCTACCTTCGGCAAACCGATGACTTTGATGCTTCCCGTTCGCTAATTATCTCCAAAAGACATCCCTGCATCCCAGCCGGGTTGATCTCCCTCTTTGATTTTTTTATCCATAGTCTCCATAAACTTCCGACGCTTTTCCCAGGTGTCTCCTCCTTCCACGCCTTTCTTAGGGTTGATGCACTGAGGCGTGTTGACCATATTGCAAACTAAACCTGCTAAATCTTCCTCTTTACCTTTCGCCCCAGTTGCCCAGAAAAGCTGTCCGTTGAACCAAACCGCACCACATCTGGGACACTCAGTGCGTTCGATAGAGAGATCAGAAAGATCAGGCATAGTATCAAAACTATGATCAATATATTTTAGGAACGCTGCGTCATTCTTATACTTTGTATCCTTAAAACATAAAAAAAAGACCCCTCCCGAAGGAGAGGTCTGCCCGTGTTCCTTCTGATCTTATCAGGAAGGAGAGGTGCTGGTGTAGGTGGAAGACTCGACCAGACCATCGGGCTGCAGGGCAACGTCCTGCCGCTCGGGGGGCTCATCGGGAATGATCCAGCAGACTTCGCAGATAGCGAGAGCCTTGTCATCACCAGACAGTTTGTTGGCTCCGGCACGGGGGTCATAGACACCAGAGCCTTGAGCCAGACCAGAAGCGGAAGCGCCGCCCAGGTCAGTGGTGGTGAAGAGTTTCCACTGAGTCTCAGAACCCAGAGCAGACCAGCTGCTGGAATCGAAGATGTTGGTGGAAGCAGTGCTGCCGTTGGCGATAGCACTGTTGGAACCAGTCAGGGTTGCGCCGAACTGGCCGGAAACGACAGTGCCGTCGTCCTTCAGACCTTCGCCCACAGCGGGGACGAGGGTCAGTTCAGGAGTGGAGTCAGCACCTGCAACGCCGCTGCTAACGATGTCGCCACCGCTAAGGCGCAGAGAAGCGCGATAGACGTAGGCGGTAGCAGGAACTTTGATGCCATCGGTGATATCTGCCCGAACATCCTTGTGGAAATCGGGAGAAGGAACGATGACGTCGGCGTTCAGGAAAGGCTGCTCAGCAGAGTTCTGACCAGAGCCATAAGGCTTGGTGTAGTAGCTCAGCTGGTTGTTGGTGCCGAGAGCCTGATAGCTCAGGTCGACATAACCAACAGCCTGTTGTGCGATCCAGCCAGGCTGGAACACTGTTAATAGCCATTGTTAGTTACCTCCTCAAGCGTCGAAAGAGTAACCAACGGTGACGAAGTCAGCATTCAACAGTTCGAAGCCTGCGTAGAGGCTCCAAATCATCATGATGAAGCGGCTGAAGTCATCATTGTTGTTCAGAAGCACCTGGGCATTGTTGCCACCGATGCCGACACCAACTGACTGAGGACCGAAGAACATGCCGATAGCGGCATTGTAATCTTGGGTAGTACCAGCGATCGTGGCGTTCTGAGTCTGCGTGGGCATGTTGGTGGATTCGAAGAATCGCACGCCCTCGAAGACGAAGCCCGTTGGCATAATTGGCTCGCCAGCCACGAAAGTAGCTTGGCCGAAACCTTGACCCATGTAGATGCTGG